GCAATCGACATATAGCGGCAAATCAGCCGGCTTGCAACGTGTCGGCGACGTGATCCGTCAAAAACCTCCAGCAACTGATTTGCGGTCGCGCCGGGGGTGGAGCCTACTCCGCCGCCTGCATGACGCCCTGATCGCCGCGCTTGCCCAGCGCAACGCCGCGCTGCGGGCCCACGGGCGCGTCATAGACTTCGGCGCCTTTCAGCTCTTCTGCCGGGATCGGGTCGCCGAGGAGCGCGGCCCAGTCGTCTTCGGTGGCGGGTTCGGAAAGGGTGTCTTGCTCGGATCGATCGAGCGTATCGCTTCCTCCAAATCCCGCGCGTACTGCCGCGCTTGAGCTTCCGGAGTTTTGGGGTGCTTCACGATCTTCATCCGCAGACACTACCGCGCTTCGCGCGGCGCGGCTGTCGCTTTCCAACACCACGCCGGGTTCGTCCTTGACCGTGATCTCGGCCTTCTTGCCGGTCTTGCGGTAGTGTCCCGGGATCCACTTGCCGCGCTTGTTGACGTAGCCCTCCACCCACGCGAGCTCGTTGCCCTGCTCGTCATGGATCAGGTCGCCCTGGTAGCCGGCGTCCATGGGCGCGGCCTTGAGTTTGGGCTCCTCGCGCATGTCGCGGACCATGTGGCTCTCATCCGCCCACGCCGCGCTCTGCGGCCGCACGATGCTGTCCGCAATGCCGGCAAGCTGGCGGGCGCGTGCCTGTTCGAGGCGTTGCGCAATCCACGGCATCAGCAGGCAGACGATGTCCATGACGAGGGACAAGAGGATCGCGCGCACCCCCTCCAGCCAGTTCATCGTCGCGCCGATCCAGCCCGTCGCCTTGGTCTCCACCCGGTTGGCGACGGACGCCGCCGTGGGCGCCGCGGCGATCTTGGCGATCAGCTCCCGGCGCTGGCGGCGCAGATCGTCGGCGGCGACGGCGGACCCCATGGCCGCCCGCCGTTGCGGCATCAGCGGCGCGTTAGATTTCTCGGCCTCCGCAATGGCGACCTTCCAGCCTTCCACGCCCGCCCGCGCGGCCTGCGCCGTCAGGCGGTTGCCGGCCGCGGCGTTGGTCATCTCGTCCAGGTCCGCCTCCACCGCCGCCAGCTGTGACCGCAGCGCCGTGACCCCGGCGGCGCGGGCCTCTTCGGCCACCACGCCGACCCGGTCCCGCTCCATGAGCGCGTCGCCCTGCACCGCAAACGTGCCCGCAATGACGACGAGCGAGACCGCCATGGCGATGACGAGCGCCCAGAGCTTCGGCCACAAGTTCTCCCGCCATGTGAGGCTCATGAACACCGGGATGGCGATCTTGGCGACATAGGGGATGCCCACCGCGACCGCGGCGAACCCCGCCACGTAGGGAAACCAGAACTGGATATCACCGGTCCATGCGCCGGCCTTGGTCAAGTGCAGGTCGGCGGCCCGGTCGCGGGCGATGTCGAGGGTGTACAAAAACAGGAAGTACACGAGGGCGAAGAACGCAATCCAGGACGCCAGCTTCGCGCTGCGGACAAGTGATGCAGGAACCGTCACATGCGGCGGGTCCGGCTCCTTTGGCGCGCGCTGTGTGCGGCGCGCCAGCTCGTCGAAGAAGTCCTTGGCGTTCATGGCTGGTTCCAGAGTGAGAGAAAAGGGCTCGCCAGCGCGTAGAGCCCGGCGAACGCAAGGAAGCCGACGACCAGCACCAGCCAGCCGCGACCGGATTTCACGGCAGCACGTCCATGGCCTTTCGGACGTTCTCAATCGGGCGCTCTACCGAATCGACGGCCATCTTGGTCAACAGCGCGGTCCCGGCCATGATGGCGAACACCGCGATGAAGGCTTCGCGCACGGAGAGGTTGAGCCCCTGCGTGTCGGGCTGTTGCGCCGCGCGTTTCGCGTCGGTCTGGCGTTCCGCGGTCAGCGCGCTTTCAAGCCGGTCGAAACGCCCGAGAAGTTCGCCGCGCATGTGGCCGTATGCTTCCAGCACGGCCTGCTGGCCGCGCTCAAGGCCGCCGATGCGCGCGTGCACGGGCGCCATCTCCGCATGCGTCACGAATGGCGCGGGCACGTGGTATGGTTGCTGCCCCTGTTGCCCCGGTTCCATCCATCAGCCTTTCGGTTCGTCTGCCAGGTGCGACTGCACGCACGCGCGATGCTGCTCCATGACGATGCCGCCCCAGGCTTTTAACCCGATGACGTAGCCCTCAGCGGTCCGGAGCCGGTCGATCGATCCGTCCTGCGCCCGGAAGATCATGGGCTGCGGCATCTCCTCCGGCATTTCCAGACACGCCGTCGAATAGACCGGCGGGGGCGGCGGGGTGGGCGCCGGCGGGCACGGGAGGGTCGTTACTCGATGCGGGCCCGGCAAGCTCGCGCAGCCAGTCGTCATCAGGGCGCCGAGCAGTGTCGCCTTCAGCAACTTCATGTGTCCTCTCCTGTGAACGACGGCGGATCGCCGCCTGCCTAGCCGCGCGGGCCGCATCCAGCTTCGCCGCGTCGGCAATCCGTTGTTCGTAGTCCGCCAACACGGCGTTGGACTTCTGCATGGCCTGTTCGGCTTGGCTCATGCGCGCCGCCAGCGCCTCGTTGGCGACGGTCGCGCCCGCGAGTTCTTCCTTCACGTCGTCCAGCTTGCCTTGCGCGTGTTCGGCGACGTGGTTGCGCCAGAGGCCCCAGCCGAGCGACAGCACGAGCGCGGCGGCCAGCACCTGCGACAGCATGCCAAGGCCTGGGATCGGCGCGGCCAGAAGGCCCTGCACCTGCGGCTGCGGCATGGTCGGCGGCGCGCGCTTGCGCGCCCATGCGCGCTCGATCCAGATCTTCAGCGGGTCCTCGCCATATTCGCGCATGCCGCGGAGATATTGCGCGAACTGCAAATCCTGCTCCGGCGTGCGTTCGACCACGCACAGCAGGCAGATCGTGCGGCGGTAGTGCTCGTGGTCGGCGTTCCGGGGCGGGCCGAGTTCCGCAAAGGTGCGCTCGTAAAGCTGCTGGGAGTCGGTGACGTCTTCCGGGGCGAAGCGCACCACCAGCCGCACATGCGCGCGGCGCAGCGTGCGCGGCAGGTTCAGAACGCCGCGCCAGAGCGCAGACAGCGCCAGCGTCACCGCGGCGAAGGCAGCCACGACCTTGGCTTCCACGCCATCCCAGAAGTTGGCGATCTCGCCGGTCTCCATCTGCTCGCCGAGCGACGGCGCGCCGGCATAGTCCGTGATGTCCGGCTGCTTGAAGGGATCGTCGCTCATTCCGGCCATCCTGTGTCGGGGTCGAAGGCTTCCAGCGTCTGCTGGTTGGAGACCAGCAGGGAATCGATGAGCGTGTCGGCATAGTCGCGGACCGTGACGGCCCAGCGCGCATCGGCTTCCAGCGCGGCGCGCTCAAGGAGTTCCGCATCTGTCAGCGGCGGCGCGGCGTTGGCCTGCGCGGCCTGCGCCTGCGACTGCAACTGCTGCAGGCGGGCGGCTTCAGCAAACGTGAAGCGCGCCGTCGCCAGCGCGCGGGCCTTGGCGGCCACCTGCCCCAGCCGGTGTGTGCGCAGCGCCTCCACGGGATCCCCCTGCACCATGACGCCGGCATAGGCGTCCACGGGCGGCGTGGGCGGCGCCGGGGGCTCCAGCGGGACGGGTTGCGCTTCGGGGTCGAGCCGCATGACGGCGGCGTTGATGCGGTTGAAAATCGCGCGGAACGACAGCACGGCGTCTTCCGCCATTTCCTTGTCGCGGTGCAGGTCGTCGAGAGCGGCGGCGTGCGCGATGAACTCCGGGCCTTTTTCCGCAAGGATGTTGCGCATGGAAACGAGGTGCCCCAGCGCGTCGGCGTTGGCTTGGCGAAGATCGGTCATGGATCAGGTCCCTGTGCAGAGGAAGGAGGCGAAGGATGCGCCGGACACGGAGAGCGTCACCGTGCCGGCCTCGCCGCCGCCGCTGGCGTAGTCGAACTGCAGCGTGTCGCTGTTGACGACGGCGATGGTCGTCCCGCTCGGGCAGGACGTGAACGCCCCGGCGTTCTTCTTGTAGCGCAGGGTTCCGCCAAGGCTGTGCGTGACCGTGACCGTCTTGCCGCTCGCCATGGTGAGGGTGACGGTATTGCCGGCGGTCGGACCGCCGCCCGACGCATCGGTGATCGAACTGAACAGCGCGCTGAGCGCAATACCGGCGGAACGCTTCATGGCGCCGGCGACCGCAGCAAGAAAGCTCATGTCAGATTCCCGAGAGACACCAGGTCGAGGACCCGTTGAACTTCGCCAGCACAAGGCTGCGGGCCGTGGTGGTCGCCGTCGCGGAATCCACGTCCGCGACGTACATGGTGTGCGCCGCCGGGCGGGTGATCGTGCGGGCCGTCCCGCGCGGGTCGATCAGGATGATGTCGCCGTCCGTCATGCCCGACGCGGGCAATGTGATGTTGCCGGAGCAATGCACCTGCATGTTGCGCGACGCGCTGGTCAGCGCGCCCGTGGTTTCCGCGGAGATGGAAATGGGCGCCTGCACCGGCGTCGTGAACTTGAAGCTTGTTGCGCTGAAGCCGCTACGCACGACCTCGAAGATGTTGAACCGGCTGCCGTAGGCGTCGTTCACGATGCCGAAGATCAGGTTGTCCGACGAATACGAGAAGTCCCAGCCCTTGCCGTCCGCAGAGCCGCTGGAGTTGTAGAGATCCAATGCAATGCTGGCGCTGAAGCGCTGGCGCGCGCTGAAGATGTTCGTCGCGCTGAAGGTGTTTGCCGCGTTGTTGAGCGGGAGCGTCGCCCCGCTCGTGCCGATCGCCGTCGTCGCCGCGGACGTGAGGCCCAGGTTCGTGCGCGCCGTCGCCGCGCTGGCGAGGTCTGAGAGGTTGTTCGCGGGCAGCAGGAAGTTGCCCGGAACAAAGCCCTCTGCCTGGAACTGCGTCCCGTCATAGGTCATGCGGTAGATGTTGCCGCTGACGATATCGCCGGACACGGTCGCCACCGTGCCGCGCTTGGTGATGTTCTTGGCTCCGAGGCCGTCCACGTTCAGCGTCGCCGCCGCGTTGCAGGTGAAGCTTGCCTTCACGAGAAAGCTCTGCCCCGAGGCGTAGGCCGTCAGCGACTGCCCGCTGGTCAGGGTATAGGCCGCGCCGGAACCGCCGGTGTTGATCGCGCCAAGGAGCTTGTCCAGCGCGTCCATGTCGACATTGAGCTTGGACCCCCATGTATCGGCGCTCGCCCCGACTTCAGGCTTGATCAGGAGGTAGAGTGTGGTGCTGGCGTCAGCCATTCACGGCCCCAAAGACAAACGGGTTGATGCCGGCCGGCGTGACCGGCAAAGAAAAAGGCCGCCCGGAGGCGGCCTGATGGAGGCGGGCGATGGTGGACATTCTCATCCTGATCGGCGGGCTCTGGCTCCTCTGGCAGATCGGCTCGGTGGTCGTGTTCATCGTGCGGCGCCACTTCGCCATCCGGCGGCTTGATCGCATGATCGCGGAAGCCGCGCGGCCCGTGCCGGAGCCCCCGGAAGGCGGCGACACGATAGGCTGGGCCGCCGACAATCTGGACCGGGAGTTACGCGTCATGCGGTTGCTTGAGATCCGGCGGCGCGCGTTCGGCGACGACTGATTTCCGTTGCAAACCGGCCACGCGGGCGTATCCTTGCCGGTGGAGGACAGGGACATGCAGATCACCGACCAACGCCCCGGCGGCGTGTTCTCGAAGCGGTTCTGGACGGAGCCGCGGCCGAAGACGCAGTTGTCACGGAAGACCCTGATCTGGGTGCCGATTGCGCTTCTAGCGAACATTGCGGCTTTCGCCCTGTTCGTCACGCGGTAGCGCCGCAATCGTCAGACCCGCCAGCCCGGCGCCCGCAAGGCGTCGGGCAAGCTCTTTTCCGTCAGATTTTTTCAGGCGTGCGGCGATATTGGCGGCCGTCTCGCCCTTGTTCTTGCCGACATCCGCGCCGATCAGTTGCGCCGCCTGCCGCACCTCTGCGGCCGTGTATTCCTTCGACTTGAAATGCGGCGCGGTCGGCTTTCCGGCGTCGATCCGTTGCGCCAGCGTGGCGCCCTTCTTGCCCAGCGCCCGCGGCGGTCGCACCGGCGGCGCAAGGCGCGGCGGCGTGGTCAGTCGTGGCGGCGCACGATCGGCCCCCATCGCCGTGCGCCCCTGCGCCAGCGCCTGGCTGCGGCCGTCCCAGGCATTGAACGGCAGGCCTTCCGCCGTACGCGGAAGCATGAAGGCCTGATCCCCGCGCGGTGGCAGGCGCTGCACCGGACCCGCGACCGGCGGCGGCGTGGTCAGCGGCCATTGCGGAACCTGAACCAGCTTGCCGTTCTTGTCCTTCGTCCATGGCGCGCCATAGGTCGTGGGCGCGACGACATCGCTTGTCCATGCCGTGCCGCCGCGCCCGGCCGCCGGGGACTCAAGCTCCGGCGGCCGCATCCTGTAAGGGTTTCGACCGCCGGGCATCAGCTGCTCCGCCGTTACGGTTCGCGGGCCAAGCACGCTCTGGGTTGCGGGCCTCGCGATGCGGGACGCCTGCCCCGCGGCAAGCCCGGCCGCAGCGCCACCGAGGCCGTATTTGACCCCGGCGCTGAGTGGGTCTTCGCTGGCGATGGAAGGATCCATGGCGGCGGCTCCAAGCCCGCCAAGCGCCCCGCCGGTGCCGGCAAAGACGTTCGCCACGGTCTCCTGTGCGTTGCGTGCCGCCTGCGCGGTGCGGCTGGCCTGTTCAAGCTGCCTGATCGGCGCCTTGGCGAGGAGGCGTTCCGCCGCCGCAACCTCTCCAGCCGCCAGCGCGCGCCCGCCATAGCGGCCGGCCAGCCCCATGGCCGCGGCCGCGGCGAACGGAAGGAACGAGCCGCCACCGCTGTCGTTGCGCTCGCCCTCCCTGCCCCCGCCCGGATAGTATGGCCCGCCCGGCGCCAGCTGCTCCATCGGGGTTGCGTTGGGATCTGGCCTTGGCGGCTCACGGCCGCGGAAGCCGTCGACATAGGACGGCGGCGGATATGGGTTGCCCCCGCCCCCGCGGGCCATCAGCTCTTCCCGGCTCATCGGACGTTCGTCGACATTGTTGCGCGGGTCGCCGACGCCGCGCCCCTGCGCCCGCGCGTCGCCGTCCGTCAGCGACGCGCCGAGAAGCCCGCCGCCCACGGCGAGGGGCAGGCTGAGGGTGTCCCTGCGCGGCGAGCGGCCCATCGGCCCCGCCCTGCGCGCTTCCGTGCTCATGTCGAGCGCCCCCGCTTCCCCGCGCGCGGCCTGCGCCGTCGCTTGCGGGGCGGCCTCCACCGCCTCCCGCGCCCCGGCGCGCGCGGCGCCCGCAACCCCGCGCAGCGCGCCCAGTTCGCCCAGCGTGGCGATGTTGCCGGCCGTCAGAACCGCATTGCCCGTCGACGCCGCAAGCCTTGGGCGGGCGGCTTCATAGCCGTTCTCCCGCAGAAGCCTGCCGCCCTCCATGAAGTCCCGCGGCGCATTGACGGCGGGATCCACGACAGCGCTTTTCACAAACCCCTTCGCCGCGTTGAAGCCCTGCGCCGCGATCCGCGCCGGCGCCATCAGCCCGCCCTGCTCACGCCATGCGTCCTGCACGGCCACGGCAGCGCGGCGCGATAGCGGCGCCCTCGGGGCCGTCACCACGACCTCATTCTCGCGCGCCCGCGCCTGCGCGCCCTGGTCCGCAAGGAAGCGCTGCCGCGGGTTGGCGCCCGGCAGCGGCGTGGTCACAAGCGTCGAGATCCCGCGGCTGATGTCGCGCCCGGCGCCCAGCGCCATGCGCGCCAGCGTGTCGCCCGTGGCCGGGAGAATGGCCTGCCGCGCCGCTTCTGCGTCCTGCAGATATTCACCGATGGGACGGCGGGTCTGCTGGCGTCGCTTCGGCCGCTCCGCTTCCTTGCGCGCGGCGATGTAGTCGTCGGCTAGCGTTCCCATCGTTCCCGCCTGTAATTGTCCACCGGCGCGGCAAAGCGCGTCGCGTCAGGCCCGGCGGACGTGACGCCCTGCGCATAGCGCGGCAGTGCGCGCACAGCGTCCTGCATCTTCGCCAGTCCGCCGGTCGGGCCGCTGGTCGCCCGCGCATAGAGCATTTCCGCCAGCGCGCGGTTGACCTCGGGATCATTGATGCCGCCGTTCTCGGACTGGCGACGCCACCACGCCACGGCGCGCTTCATGGCGAAGTTCTTCACGTCTCCGCCGGAATCCAGGAAATCGGCCATGAAACCAAGTTCGCTTTCGCCCTCGGTCAGCGCCCGGATGTCTTCCTTGAGCGGCGTCGTGCGCGAACCCGACAGGACATAGTTGCGGAATGCGTTCATCAGCGCCTCCCGCTTGATGCGGGTCATGATCCGCGCCGCCGGCTTTTCGCCGATCGCTTCTTTCAGCGCGTTCTGCCAGTTCTTGTTGCGCACAAAGCGCGCGACGAAGCCCGTGTCGGACTGGTTGATCTTGTGCTCGATGCCCGACAGCACGCCCTGCATCATGGCGTCCCGCTCAGTGGCGCCCGCCCCGCGCAAGGCGACCCGGATTTCGCCGTCCGTCGCATTGAGCAGGTTGCGGCCAAGGTCCATCAGTTCTTCGCCGCTCTTGCCGACATGGGCTTCGCTGCGCGCCTTGCCGAGGGCGGGATAGACCTGGTCGGACAACTGGTTGAAGGTCCGCGTGCCCTGCCCCCAGGGCGCCCCCGGCTCGCTGATCGAGACCTGCCGCAGACCGCGCTGGAACATGTCGGCGGCCAGAGGGCTCACGTTCTCAGGAGTTTCGCCGCCAGCGATGGCGGACAGTTCCGCGCGCGCCCGATCAACCTGCGCCAGTTGCCCGGTGAGCTTTCCAATCTCGTCTTCATTGACGTTGCGCCCGCCCATCTCCGCGATGCGAATGGCGTTGCGGATGCGATATTCGTGCTCGTCCAGATGGCCCATGGCGTTGCGCATCGCCGCGTCCGGCGCCTCGCGCATGGCCGGAACCATCGTCATCTGCACCGTCTCCGGCGCGGCGGTCTCCTGATAGGCCGCATCGTAGTTCTGGCGATTGATGCCCGCGCGCTGCTGGCGGAACACATCTTGCGCTTCCTCATAGGTCATGTCGCGCCGCGCGCCCGGAAGGCCCCGTCCGACCTCCGTCATGATGCGGTCGCTCATCTTGGACGCACGACCTTCCAGCGCGTTTTCCGCAATGGATTGCCCAGCCCCCGGCACGTTGGCGACGGCGCGCGCGGCGGCCTTCAGGCGCTTGCCGCCAAGCTCGGCGACAGTTTCCAGATTGGCGCCGGACCCCAGCGCCCGCTGATTGGCGTTCATGTCCTGCAACGTCATTGGACGCGGCCGGTTTGTCCTAGGATCGGTGTACATCGTGCGCCCGATCTCGCGCTGGATCAGGCGCGCGGCGCGCTGTTCCGGCGACAGGTTGTTGCGCAGCGCCACATTGAGGCCCGCGCCCGCCACCTGTCCCGCGCCCAGCAGCCCTGTCCCGAGCGCCAGCCCCAGAGCGCCGCTGGCAAGCCCCGCGCCCACTGGATCGCCGCTCTCGTCATTGACCGCGCCGGAAACGCCCGCCAGACCGCCGCCGACCGCAATGGACTTCACGGGCGACACTGGCGGCGCAGCGCGCAATGCCGTGCGATAGGCCGCGGCACGTTCGGCGACCGGCGCTGCCGCCGCGGCCCGCGCGGCACCGGGCACATTGCCGCCGCGGATCCCGAACAGCCCCGCCAGTTGTTCGGCGCCGGCCAGCACGGGCTGCTCGGCCTGAAACTGGCGCCGGTAGGACCGCGCGCGATTGACCTCGCCGCCATAGCCGGACTGGAACGCCGCGCCGGCGTCCTGCAGGGAGCGGACATTGCCCGACAGGAGACCCTTGAGCACCGTGCCCGTGCCTGCCCCGGCGCCGCCGGCGGCGTCCGACAGGCCCGCGGTGAAAGCGTGCGCCAGCGTGTCCTTGCTGCCCTGCACCGGGTCGTAGCCGCGCGGCCTGTTCTGCTTTCTGGCTTGCGCCACACGAGCCTTCAGCGACGGATCATCCGGAGGCACGTCGTCCGGGATGTTCTCGACCGTGATTCCGTCACGGGTCGTGATCGAATAGGGCATCAGTAATTGACGCTCACGTTGCGTGAGGAGCCGGCCGCGCCAGCGCCAGAAGCCGGCCGGCGAATGGAACGCCCGAAAGCGCCACGGATGCTTTGCTCCTGCGGCGCCCACGCGGCGTCGAATTCGCTTAAGTCTCCCTTCTGGGCCAGGTAACGATCCATCGCCGCGGTGCGTGCCGCTTCCAACTGCGCTTTCAGGCGCATGTTCTGCAGGATTTGAACATTGGTTGAGCCGGGATTGAGCACCGACGGATAGGTCAGCGCCAAACCGCGGCGCTCCGCATCCGAGTTCATCGTGCTGGACGTGCCCGGCTGGATGTTCGCCTGCACCATGCTGTTGGTCAGGGCGTTCATGGTCTGCAGGTTGCTGTAGCGATCACGTCCCGGCATGCCGATGCCCAGCTTGCGGAACAGGCTTTCTGGATTGGTCGCCTCCGCGCTCATCCAGTCCCCGGTGCCGGTGTTCCGGTTCAAGGTGTAGAACTGCTCTGCCAGCGCAAGCGTGTCGCGGGCCTTCTTCGCCTCGGCCGCGGCAGCCGCTTTCGCCGCGCTATCCTGTTCGCTGTAGGTCGTGCTCCGGGACTGCTGGACCAGCGAATAACTCGATTGCGCGCGGGGATCGCCGCCATTGTACCGGTACTGCCGACCGTTCCGCCCAACATAAATTTGTCCGGGAACTGGAGCGCCCATCAGTCACCGCCTCCAAAATATCCATCGTCCCAGGGCTCCAGCGCGCCATCTCCGCCCGCGCCGGAACGCGGCGCAAACGGCGCCTGGTAGACCCGCTTGCCCGTACGCCGGTCGATCAGCGACCCGCCGGGGGCAACCACCATGTACGGGTTCTCCTCGGTCTTCATCATCGATCGAACAAAACCCTCCGGATCGAGCATCGCCAGAACCCGTTCGCCTTCCGGCAGGCCCGCCAGCACCTCCTGCAGCGCGCGCCGTTGCGCTTCCTGCGCGGCGCGATCGTCGCGCTTGTAGCCAAGCTCCTCGTCCTCAATGGCGTTCCGGCGATCCAGCTGCGCCTGCTGGAACGCCTGCCCGCGCTGCGACGCCATCACCTGACTCAGCCGGTCGCCGCCGTCCGACAGGTCGCCAAGGCCCGCCGCCAGCCGCTCCCAGCGATCCGGCGTCATGAAGCGGTTGACGGCGCCGATGGCGCGCCCGAACGCGCCCGGCATGCGCGGGGCCGTCATCGGCGCGCTGACCTGCGGCGCCATGGCCGCGAGATCGCCCGTGTACGGCGCGCCCTGAATGTCCGCGGCCGGCAGGTCCTGCAGCGCGACGCGGCGACGCGGGCGCGCGGGCGACCCCGCCGGCGCTGCACCCCAGGCTCCCAATCCGATTGGCATGGTTCAGTGTCTCGCTATTTGAACAGTGAAACGCCCAGCTGGGCCCAGTTGAACAGCCCCGGCGAATAGCTGCTCGTCGACGTACCGTTGGTGTTCGAGGTCTGGCCGGTGAAGGTGCGGGTCGGGATCTGGCCGAGCAGCCCGCCCTGCAGCGCCAGCAGTCGCAACCGCGCCAGCGTCGGGTTGTTGCTCAGCTGAATGTCGCGTTCCTGCGCCCCGAGGTCCGCCATCTGGCCGATGCGCGCGCGTTCGTCGGCGGACGCCGCAAGGCCCATCTGGCCGAGCTGGCTGGCTGCGCCCAGCCGGAACTGCGCGCCCTGCAGGCCGGAATTGATGTCGAACATCGCGCCCTGCTGCGCCTGGTTGAAGCCCGAGGACCGGAGCTGCGCAATGATCTGCGCAAGGTTGTTGGAAGACGCCGCGTCGTCCTCTCCTTCCTGCACATAATAACGATCGCCGCCCAGCACGCCGCCGAGCCGCGTGGCGCTCGCCATGCCCGCGGTGCGCTGCTTGTCCCGGAACCGCTGCGCGTCGTTCATCGTCGCGTCGATCACGTCGCGCTGGTACGGGTTCATGTAGGGCGCAAGGTCGGTCTCGCGCAGCAGGTCGGGCGTGTAGCCTGTCAGCGCGCTCGTATCCCGCAGCGACTGGCTGATGGACGGCTGGAACTGCGACGGCTGGCCGATCATGTTGAACGCCGCCGACTGGTTGGCGCTCGGCCCTACCGTATAGTCGGCCGCATCCCCAAGATTGGCGAACGTGTCGTTCACGGACTGCGCGTAGTTCTGGTAGGGCTGCGAAATCCAGGACGGCACCTGCGGCGTCTGGACCGTCGTTTGCTGGGTTGTCTGCTTGTTCTTCCCGCCGGAGCCCATCAGAGCACCTTTCGCAACGCAATCTGGAACATCTCATACCCTTGCGGCGCCAACGCGCGCCGCCAGCCTTCCCGCCCCGCATAGACGATCGCCTGCGTGCGCCCGTTGGCGCGCGCCCACGCCTCGATCCGCGGCACGCTGGCAAGGATTTCCTCAAGGTCGCCGCCGGCCGGGCCCACCTCGATCACCTTCTCGCCGTTCGGATAGTCATTGAACTTGAGGAACAGCGCGGAGCGCTCGTTGGGCCAGATCGTGCCTTCGCCCCGGCGGACCATCTCGAACAGGTCACGAACGGTCCACACGGGATCGTCACCCAGCGCGTCCGCGAACCAGTCCGCCACCTGCGCATAGGTCAGACCGCCGTCAGCACCAGCGCCCCGGACGCCACCGTCAGCACGTAGCGCGTGCCGGTCACCGTGTCCTTGAGCACCAGTCGTCTCGGATTCCATTCCTCGTCCTTCTTCACATTGGCGCGATCCGCCGTTTCCAGCGCCGCCACCAGCAGCGCCATCGCGCCCCGGTCGTATTGCGCCGGCGGCTGGGGAAATTTTACGTTCGCCATGCAAGGACGCCTCCCGGCGCGATCGGCCACGCCGTGCCGCCGCCTTCATAGACATGCCAGATGCCTGCCTGATCCACGAACCCGCGATCCTGCCCGCCATAGCGCTTGTAGACATAGACCTCCGTGTCCACAGGCGCGGTCGTGAGATCATAGGTCCAGGGATCGTCCGGGCCCTGCGGCGCGCGTTGATAGTCTTCGGTCGGCGTGATGGTCGCCGCGAGTCCGATGCCGGTCGAGCCGACCACAACATCGCGCGACGTGATGGCGTAGATGCGGTCGGCGGCGCGCACCGGCGCCACCACTTCCAGATCGCCGTGCTCCTCCATCAGGCGGCGCAGGTGCTCGATCATCTGGCTGATGCGAAACGTGTTGGACGCCATCAGCGCTTGCTCCCCTGGACAATGTCGACCCGCGGCGCGCCCCACTGGGAATTGCCCCGCAGGAACTCGACATATTGCGAGACCTGCCGCGCCGACATGCGCACGCTGACCGGATTGCCCGACGCATAGGGGCCGTAGGTGGTCTCTGTTCCGTTCGGCCAGTTCATGGCCTTGAGCGACACGCGCACATCGCCGCTGGTCGCCTCATCGAAAATGAGCCGCCGCACCCGCGTGATGCGGTCGCCCGCGCCCAGCTCGAACGGCCCGCTTTTGGCGTATGGCGTGCTGTCCCAGGTGTAGCCGGTTTCGTGGTCATAGGCGTAGCCGCTGGCGTTGAACATGATCGGCGCATTGAACACGCCACGATCGACGCCGCACAGGCGCGTCAGGGTGTGCAACGCCCATGTGTTCTCGTCGTAGTTATAGACCGCGACCTTGTCGTTCTCGGTCGACGCCGCGGACGGAAACATGAACCACGCCTCGCTGAACTGCGAATTGAGCATCGCGGTGATCTTGGACCGCTGCGTGAAGTTCAGGCCCCCAAAGATCGCGTCATAGATATCGCAGTCCAGCGGGATCACCGCGCCGCCGTCCCATGCAAAGAACCCGGCCTGGCTCATCCAGATCGCGCGGGTATCGCTCGCCACCACCGCGCCGCGGGAAATGATCCCGCAGGACTCCCCTACCCGCTCGATCGAATAGACGAACGGCAGGCCGATATAGCGCGCCACATGCACGTCCGTGTCCGTGAAGATCAGCGTCTGGCCGCGGGTCTTCTTCCCGCACATGAGCCGCCCCGGACTCTGGATCGTGTAGGACCCCGCCTGGTTGGTGCTGGAGGGCGTCCACGTCGTTTCCGCCGCCTGGTCCGACCATTGCACCTTGCGGGGATCCCCGCCGGCGCCCAGCGCCATCAGGAAAAACTCCGGCGTCACCACGCAGGCGCTGTTGCCGGTCGGCGCGCCGGAAATGACGGCGGCCTTTGTCGGCGTCGAAATGTCCAGCGACCATTTATAGAGCTTGCCGTCGTCGGACATCGCGCCGACGAGGTACGGGCCGAAGACATCCAGCGTCCACATGCTGGCGTCCTGGACGCTCACATTGTCCACGCGCGGCGTGCCATAGGTTCCCGCGCCGTACACGCCCACGCCATAGCCGCCACCGCTTGTGGCATCAGCGCGGCCGGCGGAGAACCCGACCGGCGTGATGTCCACCATGGCCGTCAGCGACGACGTCGCCGCATAGAGCTTCGAATGCGTGCCCACCGCGTAATAGCGGATCGAGGAATTGTCCCGCCACGACACCATGGCGCGCGGCGCACCGGTCACCGGCGTCGTGATGCGCGCGGCCCACCCGCCGATCGGCTTCATTGCGCCCTTGAACCAGCGCACAAGGCTGGAATCATACCAGCGGCCTTGCGTCTGATAGACCGTGCCGCGGCGCGACAGGCCCGGCGGCAGGTCAATCTTGAGCAGCGCGCTCAAGGCTGCACTCATAGATGGTGGCGACCTGAACCCATTCTTCCGGTAGGTCGTCCGCCCATCCCTTCTTGCCGACAATCACCATGCGTTCCGCACCGGACCGCCGCGCCAGATCCTTCAGCGCCGGCAGAAAGCGGAACATGCCGCGATGATCCGGCCCGCCCAGCAACAGCAGTTCCATCACCGGCACGCCGCTTTCATACGGGGCCATGCGCGTAATCGCCACGGCGCGCAGGTCCTTGGGCGGCTGCATCGTTCCCCAGAGTTTCAAACTGCCGTCGATCAGGCCGTCCGCCACCGCTTCCGGCGTCCACCGCCCGCCGGAGTGCGCGCAGGCCCGCGCGATCAGCGGCATCACGAGCTGCGTCAGGGAGGCGTTCGCGCGCATGTCCTGCAGCGTGATCGCTCCAAAGATGGCCTGTGTCGTCATGCGACCGTCCTTGGTCTCGCCACCGGCTTTGAACCCGAAGCGCGTTGCATCTGGTCGTTCATGTTGAGCGCCTTGATCGCCCCGGCGAACATCGCCCGGAACTGCGGCAGGCGGTCGTCCTGCAGATAGGCGCACGCTTCGGCGAGGCACCCATAGAGATAGACTTGCGGCGCATTGAGGATGATCCAGTCCGTGTCGCCCGATCCCGACAGCGCCGTGAACTTTGCGTACCACGCCGCCCGGATCGTGCTGATCGCCGCCGGCGCGAGATACACGATCCCGCCCTCAACGGTGTAGATCCATTGCGGCGCCACCGTTGAGGAGATCGCATCCACCCGCTTCCGGAACGACCACGGCTCCATGTAGTCGATCGACTGCGCGCCGCTGTAGGTCGGCGTCAGCTCAATGAACTCCAGCCAGTTTGCGCTGACATCGGTGGCGATCGTGATCGTCCCGCCCGTGGCCGGCGTCAGCGTGCCGGTGGAGACCATGGCCCGGATGCGCAGCGGCTCAATGTCCTGCATCCCGGCACTGCGGTCGCCCAGATACATCTTGGACTGCGTGATCGGGAAGAAGTCGTTGGCGATGGCGCTGGTCAGGTCCGTGCGCTCCAGCCAGTCCGCCACCGCGGTCTTGAGGTCGCCGAAGGTCGACAGCGTCACTGCCAGTGCCTCCGCACCCAGCCGACCGTTTCAAAGTACGGATCGTCCATTTTCTCCTTGCCATGGAAATAGACGATCCGGCTGTCCCCGAGGCCATGCGCCTTCACATGGCAGCGGTAGGAATTCACCTGCCCCGGCCAGAGATCATCGATCACCGCGTGCGGGTTGGCGCGGATCCAGTCCATATCGTTCTCGCCCTGCCAGCGATCAAACATCCGCGCCTTCATGCCGCCCGGCACAAGCGCCACGCCGTTGCACACCGTGTCCGTGAAGATCGGGTCCCGCGGCACCGCCAGCACGTCCGCCGTCAGGCAATAGTCCGCAAGATGGTCGATATTGCCGGTGATGATCGTGTCCAGCCCCACCAGGATCATGGGCTCGTCCAGCCGATAGGGCTGGATGCACGTCGCATAGGTAGGCTCGCCCTCGATCCGCTCCTGCGCAATCGGTTCGTGGAAGGTGCGGTCCCGCTCCGTGAAGCACACGAACCGGAAGGGCCGCGTCAGATTGCGCTGAAAGCCCCGGTAAAGCCGCTCAACCCACGTCTCATTATACATGGTCGAGAAATGGTGGCTGTGCGCGTTCGGCGTCCAAAAAAGCGTTGCGACGGTGATCACCGCGTCGGGCTCCGTTCGCCCGCAAAGCGCATCCGGCGCGCAAGCATCCGCGCCTCATCCGGGATCATGCTGATGCGATTGTCCTTCCACAGCGCGCCCTCGGGAACGTCCTTCGCGACCACCGACCCTGCCGCGATCATGCACCCCTCGCCCAGCACAATGCCGGGCAGGATGGTGGAGCCCGCCCCCACCGTCACGCCGTGCTCAATCACGATGGCCCAATGCTTGCCGTCGAAGCGGGACGGGTCAAAGCCGTCCTTCACGGACCGCGGCCACGCATCATTGCAGAGCGTGCAGTTCGGCCCGATGAACACGTCATCGCCCAGCCAGAAGCCGGGACCGGCCGCCAGATTGTGCGACAGGATCGTGCGGTCGCCCGCCCGCGATCCGTCAAAACACGCCCCGGACGCCACGGTGCAGTCCGCGCCCAGCACCGCGCCCCGGATCACGCTGGCGAACTGCCAAATCCTTGTGCGCGCGCCGACCGTCGCCCCCTGAACATGCGCCAGCGGATGGATGAACGCGGTCTCGTGGATCATGCCGCCTGCCTCGCCTCAAGACGATCCAGAAGCGCGCGCTTGACCATGCCCACCACGCGGTGCCAGCCGCCCTTGTCCCGCGCCTGCTGGCGAAAACACCGCACGCTCTCATAGAACCACATGGCGTCCGGCCCAGCGACCGGCGAATATCGCCACTGCGGGTGCTCATCGACCATGGCCCAGCATTCCACGCCCAGCGCACCCGCCAGATCGACCACGCTCGTGGTCGGCGCGATCACCAGATGCAGCGACGCAACCAGCGCCGCCAGATCGTCCATGTCGGCGCCCTTCTTCGTCGCCCAGCGCGGATCCAGCACGCCCGGAAAGCCCGCCAGCTCTTCGCGGCGGTTCTCATATTCAAGGTTCACGAACGTGACGCCCGGCACGTCGAACAGCCGCTTGATCTCCTGAAACGGCACGGACCGGCGCGCCCGTCCGGTGCTCCACGACCCGCCCGTCCATGCAATGCCGACGCGAACCTCTTCGCCCATCTGCCGCAGCCATTGCGACATGGCGTCGACGCGGGGCCCGTCCGCACGCAGGAAGGCGCCGCGCCGGAACGGCTCCGGCGCAAACAGCCGCCCAAGCCCGCCCATCTCGATCTCATGGGTCGGCTGTTCAGCATCGACCCACTCGATGTACTGCTCACGCCGCGTGCCATAGACCCTGGCCTGCGGGAACGAACGCGCGAACAGGGTCTCGTTGCGCGGTTCGCACTCGATGATCCCGTTGAAGTCCGCCGGCAACAGCGACGCCCACAGGATTTCGTCACCGATGCCCTGCTCGCCATGAACGATCGGGCGACCGCCCTTCCCGTCCCAGCGCGGGAAGCCGAAACTGCGCGCCGCCCCGTCCCGCTGCGGGATGGAACGGTCGAAACAGGCCCACGCCTCGGTCCACCGGCCCAGATTGAAGAGCGCGAACGACCGGTTGTAGCTCGCGTCCTTGCGCGCCTCCTTCTCCGACTTGTCCGCCCAGCTCAGCGCCTCCTCGTGCCTGCCGATCTGCGAGGCGACATTGCAGAGGTTGTCGTAGGTCTCCCGCGGCTCGCCATATTTCAGGGCCTGCAGCAGCGCCTGATACGCCTCATCGGGGCGATAGTCCTGCAGGCACGCCCCGATATTGTTCCAGCACGCGGCGAGGACATGCGGTTTGTCCGTCGCCTGCCGCGCGGTGTTGAAGAATTGCAGCGCGAGACCCGTATTGCCCGCGCGCATCATGGCGTTGCCGGCCTGAAACATGGCGTCCACCTGCGCCGGTTCACGCTTCAGCACCTCGTCCGCCGCGATCAGCGCCCGCGCCGCATCGCCGGCCTCGATGGCCCGTTGTCCCTGCAGCAGCAGGCGTTCCAGTTCGGTCAGCATCAGCGGCCGATCCTGAACAGCCCGGTGCGGAGCTTGCGATAGTCGCTGTCGTCCAGCCGGGCATAGACGAAGGCGTTCCATTCGTCGTCGTCATTGTAGGGCGAGACGATATCCCGGCCGGTCTTGGCCTCATACTCGCCCATCCACGCATAGAGCACCGTTTCCGGCACCGACGCGATCGGCCAGATATCGCCCTTGCGGTCAAAGCCCTGGTTCTGGGCGTCGATGTTGTTCTCAAGGATCGGCGCGACGTTCTGCGTCGTCTGGATGGTCAGGATCCCGGTCGCATGGTCATAGCTCATGGTCTCGGTGATGCCCCAGGGGCTCACATCCAGCAGCACCTTCACGCGCGCCCCCGGTCAAGGCGCGCAAGGCCGCTTTCGATCAGGTAATCCACCTTGTGCGCGCGCACGGAAAAGCGCTCGTTCACATCGACATGCTTGCCCATGCCGTCCATGCCGTGCGCCGTGCCGGCGATCTCTTTCCACGGCAGGTCTTCCGCCGCGATCTGGAATGGCCGGTTGGCGATCAGTGCGACCGCGCTCTGGTCCTCTTCGCCATAGCGCACGTCGGGCTGCTTCGGCTTGCCCGCATCGCCCAGCGCAGAGGCGAGCGCCGCGGCCAGCACACTGGCCAGATCGCCCGCCGGCGCCGGCTCCGCCTTGGCCGCGCGCGGCGGCTGGCGACGGATCGCCGGCAGCTCGATGGTGGGATCCTCGTCCGTGTCGCCTTCAACCGCCATTGCAGTTCTCTCCATGATGAAATGGGGCGGCCCGATATGAGCCGCCCCGGTTCAGGTTTACGTCGTGGTCAGGTCCGCCACCACGCCGGACGACCGCTGATTGCGGGAGCACAGCGTGTATTCGGTGATGAGCTGACGCTTGTCGGCGTCGCCGGTCTTCGCCAGCGGGTTGACCGCGAACGGACGCAGATAGTGCATCGACCAGTATTCCGGGTCGATCACCATTGCCGTCCGCTCCCGGCTGAAGCGGTTGGGCACGATCCGCAGCTTGCCAAAGTCGGACAGATACATATCCGCCGCGGCGACGATGGTCAGCGCATCGGACTTCCCGGCATTGCCGAAGTCCGAATACTTCGTGGTGATGCCCACGAAGCCGCTCGCCTTCTGCTTGTTGACCGGGCCGACCATCACGATGCTCGGTTGGCCCCCGCTGTTCCAGCAGTTCAGGATCACCGCCTTGAGGCGGGCTTCCGTGAACGTCCGCTGGTTGGTGCTGGATGCGTCAGTCGCCGCCGTCACGGTGCCGGCCGCGGTGTAGCCGCCGTCCGCGCCGCCGGTGCCGCGGGAATCGTTCGTGGTGATCCAGGCCTCAAACCCGGCGCAACGGCGCGCGGTGGACGCGGTGCCCGCAGACGAAGCGTTGTTGCCCGTCAGCTGGACCTCGATGTCCCGTTTGATTTCCTTCGACCGTTTGGCGATCTGGTAGGCCAGTTCCTCCTCACGGCCCGCAAGCGTCACCGCCTGCGCCGTGCCGGACACGCTGATCGCCTTCTGGCTGATCTGCGTGTAGTTCCGCGGCCGGACTGTAGCCGTCGCGGTGTTGTACGTGGCGTCGTCGCCTTCAATCGCCTTGTTGACGGCGGCGGTGGCGAGAATGTCGGTCTGCCACTCGATGAACCGGTTCTTGGCCGGCGCGCCCCGCTGGATGGTGCTCATGAAGGGCGTTTCCATCGGGGAGATGTCGTAGATTGCGTTGGTCAGATCCTCGCGGATGCCGACCTGGCTGAACGTCGTGAATGTACCTGTTGGGACTGCCATGGGTTCGCTCTCTCTGGCTGGAGAGCGATGCGCGGCCTGTTACGTGAACAGGCTTTTGAACCGTGGGTCGGTCAAGAAGAGACGCGCGGCGTCGGTTTCCGATCCTGACTGGCTGAGCTGCTGGCGCGCGGCGGACACAAACTGCCCGTTCTCGGCCCGCTGGGGCGTCTGCCCGCCGCGGGTGATCTTGGGCGCCTTCTCCTGCACCGCCTTGCGGACCTCCGGCGCCTGCGTTTTCGCCGCCTTCAGCGTCGCCAGATCGTTCATGGCCCGCACGAAGCGGTGATCGAACGGCAACGTGTCCAGCAGCGCCGCATCGACGCCGTATTCGGTCTCAAGGAACTTGTACAGGCGGTCCTGAACCAGTGCGCGGGTTTCGTCCTTCCCCCATTCCGGAATGAACCGCGCCACGCGCTCATGCTCCCGCTGCGACCGCATCAGCGCCGCCGCCTCAAGAGCCCTCTGCTCCTGCTGCTGCGCCGCCGTCGCGTTCGCCTCGACGGCTTGCCATTGTTGCAGCTGGGCCTGGTACTGTTCCAGCTGCGCCACATACTCTTCAGGATTGTAATACTCGGACCGCTGATCGCGCAGCAGGTCGGACGGAGGTCTGGGCCGGGGCATCGCTTCCAGTGCGATCTGCGCCTGTCTGGCCACTTCCGCATAGGTGGTGGCGATCGCCTGCACCTGTGCGTCCATCCGCTGGCTGTACTCGATCTCGGCCCGGTTGACGGCCGCGGCGATGTCTCCACGCATCGCCCGATATTGTTTCACTGCTTCGACGGCCTCGGCGAGCGGAACCTTTTCCACCTCTTCGCCTTCGCCGGGGATCTCGAGGAAGTCGCCGGCCTCATCGGCGGCGGCCTCCTTCTGTTCGGGCGCCGGGGTCTGGGCCTCCTTGGCCCCCTCGTCCTGCACATCCATGTCGGTCGATTGTTCGCGCTCGATCGGATCGCGCTCGATGCGGTTCTCCCGCTTCGGCGCTTCCAGTCCAAGAACATCCGGGCCAAGGGCCAGAATCTTGGCGGTCGCCGCCATCACCGACTGGTCTTCACCCGCCATTTCAAGAGCCATGATAGCCTCACGCTATGGGCGGCTTGATCCGCCCCTCGATCAGGTCCAGCTCTCTGACAAGCTGGTCACGTGTCTTCGCTTCGAACGTCACCGCGTCACGGACGCGGCGCGCCACTTCAATGGCCTGCGACACGCGCCAGCGCGCGTCATCGTCGGTCGGCCCAAGAGCCATGAGCCGCCCAAGCAGCTCCTGTTCCAGCTCGATCCAGATCCTGTTCCATGCCGGCTCGGCCGACATGCGCAACGCCGCTTCCGCGCGCTCCAGCGCTTCCAGAAGCTGCCCGGTGCGGTCACTCATCCAGCGCGCCGCCGGGGCGGTTGGTGCTGATCGTGTCGTCTTCGCCGTCGCTTTCGCCTTCGGCCTTGATCTTCTCGCGGGCGATCTGGCCTTCCATCCGCATCTTCTCGCGCGCCAGTTCGATTTCGGCGTTGAACTTCGCCCACGCCAGTTCGATCTCGGCTTCCGCGCGGCGGTTGGCGAGGTCGATGTCCGCCGCCGCCTTCTCGCGCGCCAGCTGCAGGTCCAGTTCCGCCTTCTGCTGCTGCTGTTGCAGCGCGGCGGCGTCCTTCTGCTGCTGAAGCTCCAGGTCCGCCGCCGCCCGCTGCGTGTCCAGCTGATGCTTGGCCTGCGCGACCTGCGCTTCCATCTGCATCTTCACCTGCGTCGCGGCCATGTCCGCCTGCACCTTCATGGCCTGCGGGTCCGGCTTTGGCGCCGGAGACCACGGCTTGGTCGCCGGCTCGCCCGTCTCCGGGTCCATCTGCGGTTGACCGTCCGGCCCCATCACCGGCTGGCGCGGCGGTTCCGCAGCGAAGGTCTCGGCGCTGCGATAGCCCAGCGCGCGACACATCTCCTCAAACCACCGATAGCGATGCTCGCTCGTGACGGACGGATTGTCCGGCCCCGCCTCTTCCACGAACTGCTGCATGGCCTGCCCGATGAGCTGCAGGCCCATCAGCGTCTGGTCGCGGTTGCCGGTGCCAAGGCCCGTATGGATATGCACACGCAGGTTCTCGTCCCATTGCGACGGATCGAACTGCGCCCACTTGCCGCCGATCTTCGCCGCCCGCGGTTCGTTCTGGTTGCGGCACAGGAGCCGGTAGAGCTTGCCGAAAAACTGTTCCAGACCCGACGCCATGTTCCGGGCCATCACTTCCTTGCGCGCCGCGCCCGCCGTCTGCAGCAGGTCGATAGCCTTGCCGCTGTGCGGGCCCTTCAGCAGCGCATCGGGATCAAGCCCCTGCGTCTGGCGCGTCACGCCGGTGCGGTTCTCCAGCGTCACCGCAAGCTGGTTGAGCGCGTTCCAGGCGACGTTCGCCGTGTCGATACCGCCCGTCAGCGGCATGATCGCATCGCCCGGCGGGCCATTCACCGCGATCTTCGCGCCGGCATAGGTTGCGAGCAGCGTGTCGAGCTCCACCCGGTTCTTGTCGAATGCCTCGCGGTTCACCACCGACTGATAGACCGCATCCAGCGCCGCCCGCGTCAACACCGTCGATCGGCGCTGCAGGTCCGCCGTGATGTCGTCCATGGACAGGCCATAGAACTTGTGCGGGATCCGGATCGGGGTCCAAGACCCGAACGGATTCTCGTTGACCTCTTCCTCTTCCAGCAGCAGGTCGCCCAGCCGGTAGGAGCGGATCATCTCCGGATAGCCGTCACCGTCGAGATCGACCCGCAGATACTCTTCCAGCACCTGCAGTTCCTGCGCGGCGTTGTTGCCGGTCGCCTGCCAGTCGTCGCTGTTGTCCCGGAAGCGCTCCATCCGCACATCGGACCCGCGCCGGATGTTCTGCGGCCCGCTCACCGCCGTACCGGAATACTCCATCACGGCCTGGGCCTTCTCCGGCCACATGCGCGCCACCTCGCCCCGCAACATGCGCAGCACGCGGCCGACATAGCGGCAGGACTCCAAGTCCACCGCCCGGCCATTGAGGCGCATGTCCTCCGGCGCGACCGTCACGATCTCCGCCCGCGCCGGCTTCTTCACCTTGCGCACCCGCAGCGCAATGCCGCCGACGCTTTCGTCATCGAAGTTCTGGCCGATGATCTCCGTCGTCGGATCAGCGGCGATCTTCTGCACCTGCGTGATGTTCAGGCCCGTCAGCGTCTGCGGCGCAGCGTATTCCTTGTCGCGCCAGTAGCACGCCAGAAACCCGCGCCGGTGCAGCAGTCCGTCGAAGGCGAAGTCATGCAGCAGGTCATAGCCCGGATTGTCGACGTTGAAGATCCAGTTGAGGTAATCCGCCGCGTCGCGGGCGAACTTTGAGTCCTGCTGGCTGGTCTCTTCCAAATAGATCGTGTTGCCGCCGCCGGCGAAGACCCGCATCAGGTCCGGGATCGCCCACGAGATCGTCTCGAAGACCTCCCGCGTCACGACACGCGAGCGGCCATCTTCCTCATCGCCATAGGGCTCGCCATAGAGGTGCTTGAGCGCGTCGATCTGCTGCTGCTGCAGCTCGCTCTGGCGATAGCCAAGCGCGTCATTCTCCTCGGCCTTGAGCAGGCGCAGCAGTTCACCTTCACGCTCGACCTGCAATTCCTCCGGGGAGCGTTCTGCATCGTAGGCGAAAGCCATCAGCCGTACTTGATCGGGATGCACTCGGCCGCGATGGTGAACGTCTCGGCGCTCGCCGGCGTGTACGCCGCCATGACCCGCAGCAGGCCATAGAACGGCAGCGTCATGTGCTGCTCCAGCCAGCCGTTCACGAAGGTCGCCGCACTGTCCATCGGGTAGAAATAGTTGATCGCGCCGCCGCCGGTGGCCTTGGCCGCCGTCGATCCGAACATGCCGCCGAAATTGTTCGTGCCGTTCGCCGCTGTCACCGCGAAAGCGCCGTTGTCGCCATTGGTGACGGTCGGGGACACCGAGAACAGCAGCAGCTCAAAGCTCTTGTTGGTCACCGTGTCGTTGCTGGATCGCATGATGAAGCGGCTGATCTTCACCGGCTGCGCATAGCCATCCAGCGTGAACGTGAACGGCGTGACGCTGCCCGCCGTCGTGCTGTTGGCGACCAGATCGCCGGACGCATAGGCCGTAACGTCCGCCGGTCGCGTGATCGTGCTGCGTACTAGAAACATGAACCCCTCACGCCATCGTGCCGAACCGCGCCCTGAGCGGCATGTCGCTCAGCACACGCGGCGGCTGGTAATCGATCGCCATCAGCCCCAGCGCGTCCGCATCGTGCGAATTATCGTGGTCAGGCCCCAAATCGTCGCCGGTGGTTGGATGGTATTTCGGCGCATAGAGCCCCAGCATCAGCCGGCCCTGCTCCGTCGTCGCCTCGTTGAACCACATCTGCGGGAAGAGCCGCCGCAGCGCCTCAATGCGCATCCCGGCGGCGCCTTTGCCCTGGTTCGGGATCGTGCGCGCCGAAAAGCCCGCATCGCGCCAGTGGTCCTCATAGCGCTTGCCGGTCAGGTTGTTGGCGTTGATGCCGTCATGCGGCAGGATGATCTCCGCCCGACCCCAGCCGCGCTCACGCAGCCATTGCGCATGATAGCCCAGCGTCTGTCCCTGGCTCGCATAGTGATCAAGCACCCGGATTTCCCGGTCCACCCGCTGCACCACCCACATCACATAGAGGTCCGCCTTCGCGCCGGCCCCGCCGATGTCATGGTACGTCAGGATCGGCAGCATCGGGTCCGGCGACACGCGGCCGATGCGGCCCTGATGCCGCGCCGCAAGCAGCTGCTCGGCGTAATAAGCGCCCGTCGCCGCCGTCGCGTAGTCGCCTTCCCAGATATGCTCGTACTGGTCCGGCCGGTCACGCAGGTCTACCTGGCGCTCGCGTTCAAGCACCGCGGGGAACCACGGATTGTCGCGCCAGTTCATCTCGACGATCTTCATGTCCGGGTCTTGCGCGTTGCGAAAGCGCTTGTCGGTCGGGCCTCCCCGGCGCTTGGGGTTCCACGTCACCCAGATCTCGGAGCCGTACTCGCGCACCGTGGGGATGAGCGCCACCCAGCTCTGCTCGGGCACCTCTTCGGCCTCATCCACCCAGCACAGCAGGATGCGGGCCTTGGACTTGATGGACTCGATGTTGCGCATCAGGCCCGCGAACTTGAACGCCACCCGCCCGTCCACCGTAGTGACGGTCTTCTCCGTCATCGTGTAGGCGTTCGCCAGCCATGGGTCGGACGCAATCGCGGCCTTCACTTCGGCCAGCGAGCTATCGTCCAGGGAATTCATGTAGGCGCGGGCGCACAGAATGATCCCGTCCTGCCCGCCGGCGGCGGCCACCGCGCCCTTCAACGCAGCCATCTTGGCGAAGGTGCGCGTCTTGGCGCTGCCCCGGCCACCGAAGGCACCGCGATACCGCGCGCTGCCGTTGAACACCGGGACCAGCTTGTCCGGCATCTCAATCGTGTGTTGCACGTACGCCCTTCAGGACGATCTCGGTGACCGTGCGGAACGCCTCGCCATCGGCGTTGGCGACCATCTGCGTGGCCTTGCCATAGGCGCGGTCCAGGATGCAGTTGATCGCGGCCATGCGCGCCGGATCGCTTTCGCTTTCCTTCATGATGCGGACAGCTTCGGCGATAGCTTCCGGGCCGTGCTTCTGCGCCAGCGCCTTGACGTCAGCCGTGGCCTTGTTGGGGACGCCCTTCTGGCGCCCACCGGTCTTAGGCGTGCCCTTCGGGCGTCCGGCCGGCATTTCTAGTTACTTCCAGTTTAGAAATGCGCGCCGCCAGTTCCTTGGCGAACGCATTCAGGAACTTCTGCTCTGACCTTTGCGCAATGTCGCGCCAGAGGTCGCCGAACGCATCGTCCAGCGCGGCCCGGTACGATTGCTGCGCGGCATTGATTGCCGTAACCAAGAGTTCTCTGTCCTCAAAGTCAGGCGCCTGCGCCATGGCCTCTTCCCAGGACCGCATCAGATCACGCCCGGCAGGAACTTGCGCACCAGCGCCACGGCGATCACGACGCCAACGCCGGTGAACACGCCGTCAAGGACCTTCTGGAAGATCGAATTGAAATCGAGGCTCATTGCCGCTCCCCTTTTTCAGGCGCTTTCAAAACCCAGTCCAAGCGGACAAGTGCCTCGCGTCCGGCGTACCGCCTAGCGGCCATGCACGCCTTCATGATGTACTGTCTCGACTGCTCGGCCTTGTGGCGCAGATCGCCCTCCAAGCGCAACGGGCCAATGTCGGCAAGAACGGCGTGGGCGACCGCGACAGGGTCGACCCGAAAGGCAAGCGCTGCCTCCTTCACGTCGTAAAGCCTGCTCAGGACCTCCGGCGCGCTCTCGCGCTTCATAGCTCCATCATCTCCGTGGTGGCTGCGGCGGCGGTGGCGAGCAGGATGAACGCGGCGAGAATCATTGCAGCGTCGGGTCTGTGCGGAAGCTCATGCCAGCTTTCAAGTCCTGCCATTCCTGCTCAGCGGATTCCATCCATTCCTGCTCAGCGGATTCCATAGCACCGTAAATAGACAGCCCCAGCACCTCATACCCGCGCTTCACTTCCTTTGCAGCCTTGCGCGCTTTGGCGTCGTACCAATCCAAAGAATAGGCGATTTTGGCCGCGTCGCTCATGCTGATGAGCTTGGTAAGTTTTGGCTTGATCATTGCCCGTGCACCTTCTCGCTCAGCTCCTGGTTGAGCTGGTCCTGCTGGCGCTCATAGACGCCCATCTTGACCATGAAGGCCGCCGACTGCGTCAGCCCGCCCAGCATGATCCAGATCACGAACAGCGCAATCCCGGCCCCGCCGAAGGCCCCGAACAGGGCGCCGCGCCAGCCATGGGCGCGGCCGATCCGGCGCTCCTCAGCGATCACGGCGTCCGTGGCCTTGCGGACCGCGCGCTCGATGAGGGCGTCCTGCACCGTGTCGGTGGTCATGTGGGCCTTGACCTGCGCGACGGCGGTTTCGACCACCTGCTGCTGGACGCGGGCCATGGCCTCGTCGCGCTGGCCCTTGTGGGCGGTGAGGGAGACCGCGCCGGTCATGCCGGATTGCTTTCGACGGTGATCTCGCCCGGCACATGGTAGCCGTGGCCGTTGTTGTAGGCGTGGCCGCCATAGAGCGGGTGAGCCAGCGGCTCGGGTTCAGGATCAGGCGGCGGCTGATACGCCGCCTCGATGGCCTCGTTCAGATCCCCCTCGCCGAGCGCGCGCCTGCGGCGGGCTTCCAGCGCGGAGAACTGGCCCTCATAGAGCCCGCGCAGCCTGGCGACGGCCCTGGCCGTGTCGTCTGCGGCGCGGTCGATATTGGCGTTGGCAAGCGTGATGGCTTCGGCGGATTCCGCGCGCACCTTGGCTTCCCGCTCACGGGCGGCTTTCAGCGCGCCCTCGGCTTCCTGAATTTCTGGCGTCATGGGTTTCTCCATGGGGTTTCGGCGCGGTCCCAGCGGTGGCGCGGGTGGCCGCCGCAGCGCGTGTCGGGAGGACTGAAGGGGGACCGCGCCGAAAGGGATTCCGCCGCCCGCCCGATTTGCATCGGGCGCGCTCTGCAGGGTGGGGGACGCAGGGCGGCGGAAACTAGTACGGGGAATACTCCCCAAAATACTGCTTCGATGCCGCCTTGTAAGCCTCGTGGGCTTCTTCAGCGGTATCGAAACTTCCTAGGCAACGAGTAAACCCGTTCACCTTGATACGGGCCTGCCAACGGCCCGTGTTTTTGTTGCGAGACGCGCCCTTCAAGCCATGAGTGTTGTTTAAGGGCGCATGCTTCGAATTGTGAGCATTTTGAGCTTTGGTTGCTTCCCGAAGGTTGCAAAACCTGTTGTCCAAACCATCGCCATTAATGTGGTCGATCACCGGCCCTGGCCAACGCTCTGTCATGTAGAACCACGCCAGCCTATGCGCTGGCCACGATCGTCGGCCGATCGAGATCACCAAATACCGGCTAACCCTGCGTCTGCCCACAGGGACTTTCCTGCGGACCATTGTCCCAGCCGAGCGCCCGTCGGCACGCCAACGGAATTCGCCCGTTTCAGGGTCGTAAGCCAAAGCGGCTTGAATCTCTTTGTGGGTTGGTTTTAGGCGCACGACGTAGGCCTTAACGTCCTTAAAGGGTGATTTGTGTACGCCGTCAAGCGCTTCTTGCCTGCCGCGCGACGGCGGCGTCCACGGCGTCAAAATAGATCGCCAGCAGGTCGAGCGCGGTCTGCAGGTGGGCGATGAACGCCGCGTGTTGCTTGCCGCCATGGGCGAGGCCGGCTTCGGCCATGGCCTCGGGCGTGGACCGGTGCGGGAACTCCATGGCGAGGTCGAAGATGTGGATCCGCAGGCCCCGGTCGGCGGGGGGAAGGTTGGTCATCACCGCAGCCCGCGCGCATTCGGCCTCACGAGCGCACACAGAGGCATCCCACATCCGGGCATGGGGGTCGCCGCCCCCGCCGTCCACGGCCTCTCCTGAGCCGCCTGAGGCCGTCTGGCCGGCGGCGCGCTCCAGCAGCCGCGACAGGCGCACCGCGGCGGCGTGCTGGGCCGGGGCGAGGTGGCCGGCGCGCATCAGGCGATGGACGCACCAGCGGTCCCGCGCAGGGCCGGCGTCGCGGCCATACTCGGCGCGCTGGTCCCAGGCTTGCTGGCGGGCGCGTTCAAGGATGCGGTTCATGGGGTCAGCCTCCGGTTGGCCATGAGTTCGTTGACGTTGCGGAAGCCCTTCGCCTTGGCGATGCCTTCAAGGCGGCCCTGATCGGCGGCGTAGAGCCCGCGGACGCGCACGAACTCGGCCATGCCGGTCTCATCCAGCACGGAGGTGTCCACCTGCTTGCCGTTGTGAGCCAGCGTGGCCAGCTTTAGGGCGAGCATCAGCTGGCGCATCTCGGCGCGCTCGTCGGCGGTGTCCCGGCGGGCGGGTTCGGTGGGCTGCGGCCGCGGCGTCTGCCGGCTGCGCGCGACTTCAAGGCAGAGGTCGCGCAGTTCGTTCCAGGTCGGAAACCAGCGCCCGTTGTCGGTGCGCGGCCACCGCTCAATCGCCTCGATGGCGACCCGCCCGGAGAACTCCATCAGCATGGTCACGTAGTCCTTGAGGACTTCCCGCTGCACCGCCTCGTCGATCGGCTGGCGCGGGGCGGTCTTGGCCATGAGGACGGTCAGCTTGGCCGTCAGCAGCGACGGCGCGGCGCAGTCAGCCGACGCCTTTGGCCCGCTCGGCGGCAGCGAACTCTCGCGCAAGGTCGGCGGCGACGTCGATGCTGGATCGTGGGCGCCCGGAATCGCGGCGCGCTGGCTGATGCTGGTCACGGGGAAGCTCCTTCGGGTCAGGCAGGCCGGCGAGGCGGCGATCGCGGTTGCGGAGGGCGGCGTCGTGGACGATGGACCACGACCGGAACTGCTGGCCGCGGGCGGCGAACGACCCGGCGAGCTCGTCCACCGCCGGCAGCACGTCGAGGTCCCAGTCGCAGGGATGGCCGGTCGCGGGCTCGCACAGCCGGCGCAGTTCGGCGAACGTGTGGGCGCCACCGGCGGTGAGGTTCAGCGACGCCCCGGCCCTGCCCTGCGCCTCCCGCAGCCGGGAAGGCCAGAATGTTTCACGGACCTCGCCCGCGCGCGCTTCAACACCACCACTGATGGTTCTCTCCGAACGTAGTGAGGAGAGTTTGTTTGGTTCTAGTCCGGTCAATTTGACCGGTGGTTCCGTCGTATTTGACCGGTGGTCAGATTGACCGGTGGTCAGATTGACCGGTGGGTGTTTCACGCCAGCGGTCAGATTGACCGGTGGGTCGAAATCGTCCTCTTCAGGGGTGTCACAAATCTCCTCGACGGCGCCGGCGGGCATGGCGAGGTGGATTTTGTAGGCTCCCCACTGGCCGTCCTGACGGCGCAGCCGGGTGCGCTGCAGGAGGCCCTTTTCCTCCATCGTGCAAACTGCCCGCTGGACGGTGGACACGGAGCATTCCGCGCGCTTGGCGACCGCCTCGAAGGACGGCCAGCACACCCCGTGGATGTCGGCGTAGTTGGCGAGGACCAGCAGGATCGCCTTGAAGGTGGCGGACCCGGTGTCGGTCTTGAGCGCCCAGGTGATGGCTTCAACGCTCACGCCGCCCTCTCATATTCGGCCGCGCGGAACACCACGCCCCGTTCCGCGCCGAAGGCGAAGACAAGCTCGATCATGTCGTTCATTTCTTCCGGGCTCATCTCGCGGGTGCGAAGCCCGACCGGCACGAACGTGCCCGCATCGATGCCCGGCACAACGCGAACTTTCTGCAGCGAGGCCGCAAAGATGCGCTTCCAGTCCTCGACGCTCAGCTTGACGCCGTACCAGACCACCTGCCGGGAAACTTCACTCAGCATCGCATGGAGCTTGGCGTTTTGCTGCGTCGAGCGCCGGGGCGGCTGGAAAACCAGCGTCCACCCTAACGGCACACGATCAACCCAGCGCCGCGCCTTCTGGCGCGACAGCTCCGAACTGATCCACAGCTGCTGACGCTCAGCCATCGATCTCCCCCGTCTCCGGGTCCATGTCCGGCAGCGACTTTTGTCGGCGGCTGTACTCGGCCCGCAGCTCGCCCAGCGCCGGCGCCGGAATCTGGCGCATGTTGTCCTTGTGCGCGTCCCGCCATGCCGCGAGTTCCGCCTGCGTGGTGGTGGCCTGCAGCGTCTCGCGCATCACGCGCTCGACCTTGCTCATCACCGGAGGGTGCGTCGTGGCGTCGGCGTCGTTGTCCCCTTCGGTGGGGATGCAGAAGGTCTCGATCGCCATGTACTTATACGAGGCGCTCATGGCCTTGTTGGTGGCCTTGTCGCCACTGTCCATGGCCTCGCCCGGAAAGCGGCCAATGACGCGCTCGGACCCATCGATCGCGCTGATGAACGTGTACTCGACTTCCACGACCACGCTCAACAGAACGCCGCCGTCCTTTGTCCGGCGTTCGCTGATCTCACGCGAAACCACGTTCGGGCTGATCAGCAAGCCATTGTCCACCAGTGCAGACGACAGCGCGTTCAACACGTCATCGATGCCGCGGAACTTGAAGTTCTGCTTTTCGTTCTTCCGGTTCTTGCCAATGCCCTCAGCGTTGAGGGATTGAGTCACCCCCAACCATGCCCGCAACACATGCGGCGCCGAGGTCTTGGGCCGCTCCTGCACTGTCTGCATTCCGTCCGCCATCACTGTCCTCCATCAAAAGCGTGAGCGCCTCCACCGTGCGCGCGAGGCGCTCGGCGTTGCGTTGGTGTTGATCGGCCATCTCGTAGGCCATGGCCCGGCGCTGGGCGTTGGCGACGCCCCAGGCATACGCGCGCATCTGGTCGGCCGCGTCCGTCTCCAGCGTGGAGCGTTCGCGGCGGCGCTCGATCATCGCGCGCACGATCAGGTGGGCCTCGTCGCGCGTCACAGGCCGGGCCCGTCCACGGCCACGACCTTGTAGGCCCGCGCATGGTGCGCCGCGCAGTACGCGCCGCGCGCGATCGGCGCGCCGCAGAAATAGAAACTCGGCTTCTTCGGATCGCCAAACGGCCACCGGCAGGGATCGTCGGCCGCCTGCGCGGGCGGGCCCACGTCCGGCTCCGCCGTGGCGAGCGCGGCCCAGCGGGCGACGTTGCGGATGTTCTTCTCCCGCGCGCGCTCCAGCTCGGCCTTGCTCATCGCCTTGCAGCCCTGCTTTCGATTGTAAGCCTGCAGGGCTTGCTTGCCCTTTGCGTACGTGGACTTTCGCCCAGACATGTTGTGCTTCGGGACCAGACGATCCGGCGTCGCGCGCGGCGGCAGGCCGATGCGATGCACGCGCCCGATGATCGCGTTGCGGCTCCGCGCAAGGTGGCCCAGAACATGAAGCCGGCGCGCGATCTGCGATGCGCTCCAGCCCTCATGCCAGAGCTTTGCAAGGTCTGCGTCCTCGGCGTCGGTCCAGTGCAATACGCTCGTTTTCATGCTGTCCTCCCATGATCGCGCACCTGGCGGCCCCATGCGGTGAGCAGCCAGCCGTGGCGTGTTGGTCTGATGAGCGCCCACGACTGCAGGTGCATCGCGTCGGCGTGCGGAATGCCGATCTCGATCTCCTCGCCCATGCAGGAGAGCGCAGCGCGGTAGTGCGGTTGCAGGCGCGCCCACATGGCGTCGGGGGTCTTGATCTTGTTGGGTTCGCGTTCGCGCGCCATCACCGCCACTCCGCAGTGAGCGCCGCGATGAAGAGCGCGCCGATCAGCACGGCGAGCGCGTAGGGCCAGAGGGGGTCGCGGTCGCGGGTCATGGCTGGCCCGTCAGCATCAGGAGCGCGGTGTCGAGCATCCACGCGATGAGCGCGCCGGCGACGAGCACGGATGCGGCGATGGCGGCGAGGCCGGCCAATACGTAAGCGGGGCGCATCAGGCGGCGCCCTGCTCTGTGCGGCGCGGCGCTGCGGCGGCCTCAGCGTGCGCCTTGCCCAGCCACAGGACCGTCAGGTCCAGCCAGCCGCGCTTCGCAGCCAGCGCCTCAATCGAGGCCCAATGGGAAACCGGAATGCGCCCCCGCTCTTTCCACCCCTGGACAGTGGAGGCATTGCCATGCCCAAGAGCTTCAGCGAGGGCCCTGATGCCCCCGAACCGGTCGATGACGCTTTCAGCAACGGATTTGCTCATACCCCCGACATACGTTTTTCGCGTATGAGTGTCAATGTGGTAGACGTACGTCCCATGGATCACTTGGGGGACATGGGAATAACCGATCAGATCAGGGCCCTGCGGGAACGCGCCGGCCTCAGCATGGCGGCGATGGCGCGCGCTTGCGGCTGGAAGACGGCGTCGAGCTACCAGCGCTACGAGGACCCTGACACGTTCAAGCGGACCCGCCTGCACCCCGAGATCGCGGAGCGGATGGCCGTCGCGCTGGTCGGAAAAGGCGTCCCACCGATCACGCGAGAGGAGGTCATGGCGCTCGCGTCCCCGGTTGATTTTTCCCCGATCTCTCGCATACCTTCGATGCGGGCAGTTGAGGTTGTTGGGGTGGTGGAAGCGGGCGCGTGGCGTGAAGCTTATGAGATCCCGAAAGAGGACCGGCAAGTATTTCCCCTGCCGCCGTTACCGGGATACGAGAGGATCGAAGTGTTCGCGCTGGAGGTGCGCGGCACGTCGATGAACCGCGTCTACCCGGAAGGCAGCATCGCCTACTTTGTCCGTATACAGGACAGCGAACCGGTGGACGGATCGATCGTCGTGGTGGTCTCCAAGAAGGGCGGCCTCTATGAGACGACGCTGAAGATCCTGGGCACGGACAGCGTCGGCCGCCGCGTGCTGAAACCCGACAGCACGGACCCCCGCCACCAGAAAGCGATCTACCCGGACATGACCGGCGCCGACGCGGTCGAGATCATCGGCGTGGCCGTGGGGAAGTTCGAGATGATTCCCCAGCCGCTGGCTGCGCGCAGGCCAAAAACGTAGGACGTACGTTTTTTGCGTTGACAGCGTACGCCTTGAGCGTATAGCGTCCTCCCATCGCGCCACGACGGCGCGGGAGGATCGACATGCTCAAACCCATCGGCGGCGTCATCGTCTCCATCACGGACCGCATCCCCGTGCGCGGCAACGCGGACCCGGACCCGAGCCTTGGCGACATCCCCAGCGACATGCTGCGCGCAAACATCCATCGGCAGCGCGAA